GAGTTTAAAACAAAGAGCGGAAAGTTAGACTATATCCCACTAATAGGGGATGATTATATGACGCTTATTGATATATTTTTGTTTAAGCTCAACAACTTTATCGAGCTTACAAACGTCAAAATTTCTCAAAACTACCTACTTTTTAGCAAAGGCGAGTATCTCGATGAGCTTGTAAAACTAATCGGCATAAAGCGAAATGAAGAGATAAAGCCAATCGCAAAAATCGAAATAAAAGTAAATAGCTCAACATTTCTAAGCAAAGGCACTAAATTCACAGACACCAAAGGGCATTTTGCCTATCTGCTAAAAGATACATATATAAGTGATACAGCAATAGTTGAGATAGAGGCAGCGGACTATTTTAAAGAGCCTTACGAGACTACAACGCTTGAAATACCAAACATCTATATAACCGAAATAAACATAAAAGAGCCTTTTAGTGGTTTTAAGGCAAGAGAGAGCGACGAGGAGCTAAGAGAGCGATTTTTACTGGCACTTCATCGCTTTAGCACAGCAGGAAGCGAAAAATCATATCTTTTTCACGTCTTAAGTGTCGAGGGTATAAGCAAAGCAAGCGTATATCAGTTAAGTGCTGGAGTAGTGCAAGTGATATATTTATCAAAATTTGAGCCACAAATAGCTAAGGAAAAGATCAAAGAGGCGCTAAAAGACAAAATCCCACTAACTGATAATGTACGCATAAAAGAGGCAAATAAAGTTAGTCTTGATCTAATTATCGAGATCGCGCCAAAGCAGAATTTTATGTTTAATGAAATTTTGGCAAATGCAGACTTAAAGATAAAAGAGTTTTTTAGCACGCTAAAGATTAACGAGACGCCGCACATCTCGCAGATCATCGAAGTGGCTTTTGATGAAAATACCGCATCCGTTGAGGTAAAAACACCAATCCCACCAGCTGACCGAGATAGTATCATTATTTTAAATTCACTTCAAATCAACAAGGCTAATCATGCTTGATTTAAGAGCTTATAACGATGTGCTTTTTAGGGTTGATGAAGTCTTTGCGCCAAAAATGGATGAGTATTTAGCATTTGATGAACGATTTTTTTATAATCAAACCGAGCTAAATAGGGCTTATCTAGCTCATCAGTTTGATACCGAGCCAAAAAGTCTAAGCATAGAGGAGACAAAAGAGCTACTAAAAGCACCGCTAAAAACCTACTTTTTTGAGGGGACAAGCGAGAGTTTAGAAACTGGGCTAAAGGCATATTATAGCGGCGCAAGTACAAAGCAGTGGAGCGAATACGGCGGCGAGCCATATCATTTTAAGCTTATTTTGGACGCGAGCAAAGGGCTAAGCAAAGAACAAGTAGCAAAGACCGATAAGCTAATCAAAACATATAAAAACGTGCGTAGCGTTTATGACGGCGCAAATATAAAAGTAGGCATCAAAGCAGACGTTAAAGCCTACTCTTACGCGATAAGCGGCGAAAATGTCAGCGTATATCCTTATGTAGTATCAAATATAAGCGAACTCGCATATTTTAAAGCTGGCGCTACTACGCAGATAAACGAGATCATAAGCATACCAATCGATGCAATAAGAGTTTTTACAAGATAAAGGACGGATAAATGAAGCAATACACACTTTTAACGGCTAGTGGCATAAATAAACTTTTAAAAACCGCTAGCGATGGATCAAAGATAGCACTAAAAGAGATCGTAGTAAGTGATTACGATGGAGAGCTAAGCGAGCAGACCACATCAATACCAAATGAGAAATATAGGGGTGCAATAAACGCTGTAACGATAGACGAAAACGATAATAACATCCTTGACGTCGATGCCATCATACCGCCTGAGGTTGGTGGATTTTACATAAAAACTGCTGGCATATACTGCGATGATGGCTCACTCTTCGCGGTGGCAAGACTAGCAGATACTTACAAGCCTCTTTTAAACGAGGGATCAAGCAAAGACATCACACTAAATTTTAAACTTCAAATCGCAAACGCAAGTGATAGCATCGTGCTCAAAGTGGATAATAACGTAGTGCTTGCCACAAGAAAGTGGAGCGACGCCACATTTATGAAAAAGATCGACGCATATACCAAAGTAGAAAGCGATGATAAATTTGCCAAGATCGATCAAGTCATAGGGACTAATCAAACCACTAAAGTGGTGACAACACAAAGAGCCTTTAATGTTTTTTATGAAAACAGCGCAGATAAGCCAATAATGCTTTATATCGACGCATGGAACAACAATACAATTTTGCAAATAACGCTTAATGTCACTATTGGAAATGCAACTCTCACATCATCAAACACGGCTACTACAACGGCAGCAACTCATACAAACATAACCGTACTGATACCACCAAAAACAAGGTACAAAGTCACATCAAATGGGGCTCTTTACAGCTGGATAGAGCTTAGTTAGGAGGAAAAATGAAAAAATACAAAAATCAAAATAATGAAATTTATGCTTATGAAGATGACATAAGCAAAGAGATAATAAACCAAAGAGTAAAAGAGCTAGGACTAATACCAATAAGCGACGAAGAAGCAAGCAGACTTCTTGAACCAAAGATAGACGAGCAAGACAAACAACTAGCACAGCTTGAAGCAGATATAAAAGAATGCGAGGATGACATAAGACACGCTCTAATCATCGGCAACGATAAAGTTTTAGAAAATCTAAGAAATGAGTATAAAACTCTTCTATCAGAGCGTGAAAAGTTGCAAGGGCAAGACGAACAAGAATAAAAAGGAGTAGATATGGCAAGGGTAAAAAGATGTAATGTGTGTGCATCAAAGCTTGATAAAGATGGCAACTGCACTTGGGATGGGTGTCCCAAAAGTCCTAAATATAAAGAAAAAGAGCAAGAAAAACCAAAAGATAAAAAGGATGAGTGATGCTTAAATTTAAAGAGCTTTTGCAAATCCTAGCCATTATAGCCGTCGAGCTACCACTAGAGATACTTAGCTACATAGTAGTGCCTATCGCTCTAGCATTTTGCAATAAGCAAAGCGAACACTTGCCAAAGTGGGCTAGATACTTCGAGGACGCAAGCGACTACTACGACGGCATAAATTCAGCCATAAACGGCGATAGTGGCTGGTGTAAAGAACACTACCCAAACGGCAAAAATAGGACGTATTTTGCGCGTCTTTTGTGGCTATATAGAAACCGTATCGGCTACTTTTCAAGCAAAATAAACGGCGTAAAAGTGAGCGAGATAGATCCGTCAAGTGTAAGAGTGCAAGGCAATCCAAAAGTAACAAGCAACGGCGGAACGATAAGCGACTTTTGCAAAGTGACGCTAAAACTAAAGGACGGACGCACTCGTTTTGGACTTTACAAAACGATCCGCTACAAAGGCTTTTTAAGTGGCTTTTATTGCCGTATCTATCTAGGATGGAAGCTTATGGATATATGTGAGATGAACGAATACAACAAAGATACTTTTATGCAGCCAGACGACAAAGAGTATCTTAAGAGCGTATGGGCGATAAATCCATTTAAGAGGGTGCGAAATGAGCGATAAATTTTATATAGGGGCTATCTTGTTTTTGAGTTTTGTAGTTGGTGTGCTCTACTGGCTAAACAATAGCGCAGCGGAAAAAATCGACGAGCTAACCAAAAAGATAGCGCTAAAAGAGGCAAGTAATGCAGTAGTTGTTTCTAATTTGGAAACATGTAACGCCAAGATCGAGCTAGCCAACACAAGCCTAAAAGCTCTAAGTGTGCCAAAACAAGACGAGGCAAAGATAAAAGAGCGTGTTGCAACTAGGGTTATACGCGTAACAATGCCTATTAACCCTGCTGACTGCGAGGAAAAGCTAAATTTTTACGAAAGGCTACTCAATGAAGCTAATAGTAAGTAGCCTAATAGTGGCGTTTTTTATGGCTGGATGCGCTTCAAAGCCTGAAGTAATCGTAAAAACACAATATCAAGACGTATATGTGCCGGTGGCGTGCATTGAAAAGATGCCAACAAAGCCAAAGTATAGCCCTAGTGATTTACGAAGCGCAAAGGAGCTAATGGGCTACTTTTTAACATGCGAAGAACTTTTAAAAGGGTGTGTAAATGGAACGAATAATAAAGAAAACTAAAGCCTTTTGGCTTAATAAGATGGTCGTAATAGAAATAATATTATCCGTCCTAATAATGTATGTTTTTACCTATAAATTTTAAAAAAAGGACTGGGTAATGGATGATCTTATGGATAGGCTAGGCTTTTACTTTTGGGTGATAATAGTTGGCTTTGTGGGTGGTGTGTTAAGCATTGCAGGGGGCAACGCTAAGGTTGCAAGCGATGGCAAGGCTATCATAAATTTTTTCGTTGGCACTATTAGCTCGACTTTTATATGCTGGGTAGCTTACGAGACGGCTTTTTATTTTACTGGGAAAGGTAGCTTTAGCCTCGCAGTTGGTGGCTTTTTTGCTTGGCGTGGCACAGCTTGGGTTAGCGCCGTGATTGATAAAGCGATAGATAAAAAGATAGACAACTTAAGCGACAACAACTATGACTATCCGCCAAGACCCCCTCGTGACTACGATATAGGAGATGAAAAATGAACTACACACAAGCTTTTAATCTTTTAATGAGCTTAGAATTTAGTCGCCCTGAAAACGCACTACATAAAAACCCAAACGAAAAAGGCTTAACATTTATGGGTATCTATGAAGCAGCAAACCCAAGCTGGCAAGGCTGGGGGCAAGTTAGGGCGGCAATCAACGCATACGGCGATCTAAAAAAGGCTAGCGTCGCTTTGTATAACGACGATAACCTAGTCGAGCTTGTAGGCAAATTTTACAAGGCTAACTATTGGGACGCTATGAGGCTTGATGAGATAAATAGTTACCAAAAGCAGGTGGAAATGTTTATATTTGGTGTAAATGCTGGTTGCAAAAACGCCATTAAAACAGCCCAAAAGGTTGTAGGCGTTACAATGGACGGCATTTTAGGCGCTAATACCCTAGCCGCGATAAATGCGTATAATGAAGTGAGTTTTAATAAAGACTACGACCGAGCAGAAATAGCTTATTATAGGGCTATTATTTCAGCTAATCCAACTTTGGCTAGATATGAAAGAGGCTGGATTAATAGAGCCGAAAAAGTGTAAAAAATATCTTTTTTGCTGACCTTTTGGCTGACTAATATTTTTAAAATAGCGTCTAATACGTGCTGAGAGTTGATTTTTCAAATCTCTCTCTACCCGCCACCACATTAAGAAACACACAGAATTAATAAGCAAGTTACAGCAATAAAATCTCGATTTTAACAATAATTTAAAGCATTATCTCATAAACTTACGGCAATAAAAAGAAATAAAAAGCAAGTAATAGCAAAGACTTTTTAGCTGACTTTTGGCTGATTGCCGTTAAAAAAAGTAGCTAAAAAATAAAAATAGTCAGCTAAAGGGGTATAAAATGCCTAAACTATCACGTCAACTCACGGTCACGCAGTTTAAAAATCTCAAAGCGAAAGAGAAGCCATATTTTGTCAGTGATGGCGATAATTTGCTAATTAAAATAATGCCAAACGGAACAAAGTTTTTTATATATGAGTTTCGCGAAAATAATAAGCGCCACCGCCTAACTCTTGGCAAATATGATGAAATGAGCCTAAGTGATGCAAGAGATAAAAGAAGCGAGCTAAGATTAAAACTTAATCAAGGCGAGAGCCTAACACAAACAGCAGAAAAAACAAAATTTAAAGCAGTTTTTGAAGCGTGGTATAAAACAAAAAGTAAGTTGAGTGAGAAGCAGCAGTTTTGGATGAAAAGGCGGTTTGAGACGTTGTTATTGCCAAAACTTGGCGAAATGAACATAAAGGAGATAAGCAGAAAAGATATAATATTTGCCATTAGCCCACTACTCGAGGATGAAAAACTAGAAACAGCCGATAGAGTGTTAAGTATATTAAACGGCTTTTTCAAATATGCTCTATTGCACGAGTATGTAGATCACAACATAATAGCGGATATTGACAAAAAAACTCTACTAGGGCGTAGAGAAGTGAAACATTTTGCATATTTAAAAAATGATGATGAAATAAGAGCCGTATTAATGGCGATAAGAGATTATTTCGGAGATATAAGAGTAAAAACATGTGCGATATTTCAACTATACACCGCAGTAAGAGGGCAAAACGCCAGAAATGCCAAGTGGTCGCAGATAGATTTTGAAAATTGCATTTGGCATATCCCAGCAGACGAGATGAAAATGGCAAAGCCCCACGAAGTGTTTTTAAGTAAAAGTGTAATCAACCTATTAAAAACATATCGTGAGCGCTTGCCTTTAAAAAGTGAGTTAATTTTTCCGTCCATAAAATCAAACGTCGCTCCGTTAAGCGATAATACTATCCGCATAATGCTTAGAAATTTAGGCTTTAATAAAGAGCTGGTAACGCCGCACGGCTTTAGGGCTACATTTAGCACGGTCGCCAACGAAAACATTGATAAGCACGGCTGCAGTAGTGATGTTATTGAGCTTTGCCTCGCACACGTTGAGAGTAACAAGGTTAAGGATGCATACAATCACGCCAAAAACCTAAAAGCAAGAGCGAAGCTTATGCAGTGGTGGAGTGATTATTTAGATAGCTTGGGTGGCTTTGCCTGATTTGTAGGCACGTATAGATTTTAGGGAATAATAAATTACTCTGGAGTTTATTTTGTTGGCGATTATTGCGCCTTGTTTTACTTTGTCATAAAGCGATCGTGCAGATATGCCTAGCTCTTTTAAGGCTTCATCGCGTGTAATAAATGTGTCGCTCATTTTCTCTCCTTGATGTAATCTTTTAAATCTCGCAAAGCGTGTCGTAAATAGCGGACGTCGCATTTAAATAAAAGAGCTTGTATTCGCTCAACCAAATTTATCTTTTCGTTGTGTGCCTCGCAAAACGCCTCTAGGTTTGCAAGGGCTGCTAGGTGTTTTTCTCTTTCTGGGCTACTCATTACTAGTCCTTTCAAATATTCTCAATATAAAAATAAGCCAGCGTTTGGCTATCCTCTGCCTCTCTTGCATTATCTAGGTTTTCCCTCTAGTTGTCATCGCTCGCTCCATTTAGATTTTTGCCTTTTAATATTTGTAGCACGTCTTGCTTTGAAAATTTAGAAGCTGGGCTTAGCTCGATTTTACTAAGCCAGTAGCGATCTAACTTTTCGCAGTAGTATTTCATCGCACTTTCAAAGTTTAATCGCTGTGGCAGTGGCACACCTATCTTAAACGTGCCTTTTACTAGCTTCATATTATCTTTTGCATTCATAACCGCTTCGCCGTAAGTCATCACACTGCCTTTTAAGATATTAACGTATCTGCATCGACGATATACTCTCTCCAAAGTTCGTCGATTTTATCTCTTGCTTTTTGACTGACTTTTAAAAGTCTTTTTACCCCTTTATATGTAAATACTACGTAAGGCTCGCAAGGCCTTACCCCGTTTTCGTCTATTACGCAACCTGGATGCACTTCATAGTCTCTGCCAAGTTTAAATTTATCATCAATAAAAGCTGCTCCGTATTCTTTGGCAGCGTTTTCAGGCGAAAATATCATTTCGCCACAATAGTGAAGCTCTAGCTCTTGTAAAATTTTAAATTTTTTATAATGTGTCATCATATGCTCCTCTAAAATTTAGTTCGTTAAATGCTTGTTCTAAAATGTCACGTCTATACGTACCTACTTTGCCGTGCTTTTGATCAGGGATAGTTACGATTAGCACCCCTTCGCTTCTGCTTATCTTCGCAGCCTTAGTGCCTAGCCTTTGGCATTGAATTTTATCTAGGCTAACACCTTTTAAGATGCCAAAACCAACCGCAGTTGTATATTCTTTTAAGCTCTCATCTCTCTTTGCTGTATTTTCTAAATTTTTAAATCGCCTTTCGTCTTTTTGACGTTTTTGCTCGATAGCCGCTAATCTTTCATCGTGCTCTTTCATTAAATTTAATTGCATTTGCAGATAGTCGATAGAGTTAAGCGGTTTTTGTGTATAGCTTCCCGTTTTTCTAATGCTAGGTAAAATTTCAGAAAATACCCATTCTTGAAATACTTCGGCTTCGGGTTTCCGACTTTGAAATATTAAGCGGTATAAATTTGGCTCGTTTATGAAATCAAGCTTTTGCACCCCGCCGTTTGTAAGGGTGTCAATACTAATGACCCCCTTTTGGTCTAGCCTAGTTTTGGCTTGTCTTGAGTTATCAAGTCCTAAAATCTTGCAAACGTCGCTTAAGCAAAAAAGCGGTTCGTTATTTTCATCGACCGCAACTCTAACCTCAAAATTTTCGTTCTTGAAAATTTCTAAATTCATTTCGTTTCTCCTTTTAGTTGAAGTATGTTTAAAATTTTGGCTCTCATCGCATTATGATTTTTTGCTAACGCTTCCAAGGCGCAGAATAAATCATAAGCGCAATCAAGCACCTTGTAGCTTACTTCCTCGTTGCTATCGCTTGGCTCTATCTTGTATAACTCTAAATACTCGGCAAATTTCTGTTTAGTAGGGGCTTTCATTTTTGCCCCCTTGTAAGAAATATCCAAATGCAAGTAGCGAAAAAGGCTACAACCATTATGACATCGGTAAAATCTACTGACATTTTTGCTCCTTAGGGTATAATGTCAAAAGGCATCAGATTAAAGATTTTCTTTGTCCCCTTTCGGGGAGTGGATTAAATCCACCCAAAAATTCGCAAAATCCAATAAAGGATCTGCAAAATCAGACACAGAAGTTGCAACAATCTTGTCATCTGATGCTCCTTTGATTTATTTCAAAACGTATTTAATCCGTTTTGATAGAAGCATTATACAAAAATTATACGTTATTTGTCAATAGTTTTAAGTATTTTATTTGTGTTTATAGATAAAATAAGCGTAAAATATACGCCTATTTTGAAAGTTCTTTTATGATAATAGAGAGAGTGTCAAGAGTTTTTAGCTTGTTTTTTAACTCTAAATTCTCAAGATAAAGCAATAAAGCTTTATTCATCGTTGCTGAAATATTGTCTGTTCTAGCGGCTTTACTTACGGCTTCTTCGCCATACCCTATCGCCTCGCCTAGTTGTTTATACGTTAGGTTTAGCTCATGGCAAGTATTTTTTATGGGGTTTATATCATAAAGCAAATACCCGCAACTACCGCATTTTAAATCATAGTCTCTATCCCCAAGCATCCAATTCTTGCTACCGCATTTTGGGCACACGTTGTTTTCCATAAAATCTTTTTCTAAATCTAGATCAGATTTTATTTTTTTCTCGCTCATAATTATCCTTTCCTTAAAATCCCAAATTCTACAAAAAGCCAAATTCAAAAGACCTTACGACTTAAAATGGTATTTCATCGCTATCGCAATATTGGTTCACATCTATTTCATCGCTTGCACTCTCGCTAGCTTGTGGCGTGTTGGAGTTATTATTTCTTTTTGGTGCGCTCCATGTGGCTTCAAACATTAGTCCGTTAGGCTCTTTTGGGCTAAATAATGCTAAATAAACACGTCCGCCAGCTACTAGAGGCGTTTCTATATGCCCTTTAAAATAATTTATTTTTCCGTCATTACTTACCACATTCCATATACCGCCTATAATCTGCCTTGCTCCCTCATAATTTTTAGGCTTAAAAAGCACTATTTTATATATTGGGGCGTTTTGATTTTTAGCTAGCTCCTCATCAGGAGTTGGGATCAGCCCACACTCAATAGGGCGCAAAAAGGGGATATTTATCATACCCCCTATAAATTTTACTTCTTTGCCGTCTTGAACTTTGAAAGTTTGATTTTTAAAATAGCCTACATTCATTAGTTATCCTTTAAATTTTCTATTAAATTGTCTATACTGCTTGGGTCGTTTAGATACATCTGGGCATCATCAATACTTAGTCTCTCAACTAATTTTTCAGCCTCTATTTCACTAGCGCCTCTTTTTACTAGCTCGCTTTGTAGTAGATCGAGGGGCATTGGCTCAACTGTCAAATTTTCTTTTACAGTTGCGATTTCAACTTCAAGGGGAGCGGCTTCGATGTATTCAGGCTCGGCAACTGTCAACTCTTGGTTGATAGTTGGTTTGCTTGGTTTTTCCGAACTACTCAAAAGCTCGTTTAGCCCAGCTTTTGGAGCTTGAGTAGTTTCTTGTTTTGTGATAGGCTCGTCCTCTACACTTACAGCTTCGGCTAGGCGATCATTTATTGGCAAGCGTGAAGCAACGTATTTAAGAGCTTTGGCTTTATACATTTCCTCCGCCCAGTCTAGCCATATATATTCAAGCTTGTCTTTTTTGTTTTGGTTTTGACTTTTTAAGCGTAGTTTCTCGAGTTTTTTCTTGCTCACAAACTCACTAAAGACATTATCGTTGCTGTCTTTTGCATATACGATCACGCCCACTAAATGGCTAAATACCCAGTCGCCGTCATCGTCGCTTCGTTCGTCATAATTTGGTGCAAAGTGTATCTTGTCATCAAGCCCATTAAACTCTAGGCTAAAATCATCACAATCGTAAACGGCTACTGCTCTAAATTTCCAGCCGTTTTTCATACCTAAACTAATAAGCCCTTTGTAGCCTATTTGTAGTTGCGCGGTTTCGCCACCATTTTTTAGTTTAAATGGCACTACATAAGCTTGTCCGAAAAGCTTATTTGGGTTTAGTCCTATTTGGACTATCTGCATGGCTGTATTTACTATGCTTTCAACGCTACAATTTCTTAGCCCATAATCGTTTGCCATATTTGCGATAGCACTAGCAAAAATTGAAGCCTTAGCCTTATCGTTGCCAACTATGGTTGAGATTTGGTTCATTTTTGAGCCCACTAAAGCTCTCGCTTGTTGCTCTCTTGGTTGTATTTGGTTCATTTGTTATCCTTTCTATTTTAACTTCTCGCTTGAGCTAAGCCCAAGCTGCGACCAGCCCCTTTGGCTGGAGCCTGCGCTAAAGACTATGTTTGCTACTGGCAAACAAAACTAATGTTTTATGAAATAATCGTCTCCGTCAGCATACGCCATAACTGCACCTATGGCTGTATAGCTCTTTTCTAATTCTTTTTGTATCTTTGCTAAATTTAATATGATCTTTTCGTCTTTGCTTTGTGAAAGCTTTTTGTATCTCTCTTTGTAGTAGTCACGCTCTGCCTTTATCTGTGCATATATAGGATCGCTTGGGCGTGGGTTGCTTGCCTTTTCTAGCTCGTGCTTTAAAACAACTATCTTGTCATTATGCTGTTTTAGTTGGCTTTTGTAGCCGTTTATCTCTCTTTTGTGGCGTTTTGCGTTGTCGATCAAGAGTGCATCAAGGTCGGCAATTCTATTTACATAGTGGCTAAATTTATTTGCATTAAAATGGTCAAACAAAACCTTAAAGCACTCATTTTTATAGATAAGCAATTTTGATTTTATTTTAGGGCTTACCTTGTTTGGGTTGATTGAAAATAGCCAACCGTTAATCTTTTCAACTGGAATACATAAGGCAACTTGGACACCACCATTTGTTTCAATTTTAAAAGATTTTGAGCAAAAACTTTCATCGCCTAAAATTTTCTCATATTGTGTTTTAAAATCTATTCCAATATTTTTGCATAGATTTTTTACACTAACATATTGACCTTGCTCGTCAAAAACTTGTATAACATCTGTATTAAAAGAAAAATTTGTAAGTTCCATGATAAAAACCTTTTGATTTTTGTAATTTGCAAATTATTGATGAAATAATATTGTATTTTACAAAATAAGTCAAGAGATTTTTATGTAATTTAATAAAGAAATAGATTTTATATATTGTTAATTACAAAAAATAAAAGGGGTGGGGTTATCCCCATACCTATTGTTGTATAGCCTTTCGTATTGCATTTCTCAAAGATTGATAATCTGACAATTCATCCCTCAGGCACTCTATCTCATATAGCATTTTAATCGAATTAATTACTTGCTGTGTTACTTTGCCTGTCGATGAGGCGGATCTTAAACTACTCTCAGCTACTCCTATTTTTTCGGCTAGCGTTTTAAAAGAGTAGCCTAAAATTTGGCAGGCGTTTTTTATGACTTCCTTACTGTCATCATTATCTGGCACCCAACTCTTATCAATATCAACAAGGCTCTCTCGCGAATGGAGAAGAGTTACTAAAACTCCCCACAAATGAATATCTGCTTCAAATATTTCATCTTGATACTTTTCCAATATAGACATATTGTCGCTATTCCCTAAGGATAGCTCATTGCTTAGTTTTTCAAAAACACTCATTTCTTTTTCTTCTGCCATATTATCTCCTTTGAGTTATCCATTTATTTAAAATTTCAATAGCGATTTTAGCTAAATCTTTATGCTCTTTTTCCCTATAGTGTTTTAATAGTGCTGGAGCGTGCTCTCTTAAGCAAGATACGCCTTTTAATGTAAGTCTGCATTTTATAAAAGCAAAATTTAGGCTAACGTCACCATATTCGATAAGTCCTTCATCTCGCAAAAAAGTCATACAATCACCTACAAAATGAACGTCTATATCAGGGTCGGCAGATGTTACATCGCCACAGTCAAATCTTATCCTTTTTGGAAAAGCCTCGGTTAAAATAGCTAATATCAGCCCAGCGCACTCGTCAAATTTTTCTAAATTTTCCATTTTGTCCTATCTACCAACTCCCTTTGAGTTATGCCTAGCTCTTTACACACATGCTTAACGATGTTTTGTTTCTCGTAATGCCACTCTAACACATAAAGCTCATCCCCATTTTCGGTTTTAAGCACTATATGCCTACCGCCGCTCTTAGACGGACTAATAGGTGACCCGTATAGTGCTGAAACCTTTTGCGTTAGCTCTTCCTCTATTTTTGTATAATTTGAGTATTTTGGCTCTGTATCTATTTTTATTTTATCGACATATTTGCCAGACACAATTACTACATGGTCTATTTCGTTGTCATAATATATTTCTTTTTCTTCTGCCATTATTAATCCTTTATGATCTCAAATTTATCTAAATAATTAAACGCTCGGTAAAGGCTTATTTTGCCTTTTTCGTCTTTGTGTATTTCAATATCACATACAAAACGGTAGCTATAAGGGTTTTCTAAAATCTCTGTCTTTAGTGTTTCATCATCTATTAATATCGGTATAGCTTTATCGCTTAGCTCGTAGCAGTAGGCTTTAAATTTAACCTTTTTATCTGTGTTGGTAGTCTGATAAAGCGTGATAGACATCTTTTCAAAGACTTTTTTAACCGCTTCTTTATTTTCAAAATCTTTTATTTGTCTAGCTGTTGCGATGCCTTGTTTGTATGCTTCTTTGTTATCTTGATTGATAAAGATACAATGGTTAAAAACTGGGCTTGTAATCTCTACACTTACTCTGTCTTTGTCGGCAAGTTTTACTACATTTTCTAAATTTTGAAGTGATGTGGGTGTTAAAAACTGATCGCAGACAATATCATCTACGCTTTTTTTGCCTATGTTTTTAATGTTGCCAAAAAACTCAAAATAAGCATTAATGGTAGGTAAAAGCTCGCCAATAGCAAGTGCTCCAGAAGCTGCAAAAATTACCATATTAAAAATATCACTACCTTTTTCTACGCTTTGCAATGTTGCTCTTGCACCACTTACACCAGTTTGTGTGGCTACAAACTCATCAATAGAATTATTAAAAGATAATAGAGCAGTGGCCAAGGTCGTAATATCTAACGGATTGTCTTTTTCGATACGAAATTTAATCTGTATATTTTCGCTCATTTTATCCTATCCTCTACCTCTTTTATAAAATTTTTAGCATCCAAAAAGTAGTTTGGGTATGCTTTACGTAGCTTATTTATACTATCTACGCTTACTAAAACACTTTCTTTATTTTCATCCGTCTCTAGTGCTTGGTACATATCTTTAGCTTGGTTAAGTCCGCTTTGCGAAAATGGGATAATCTTTAGCCGTCTTGAGTTGTAATCAAGAGAAATAAGATAAACAGTATCTCGTTTATCGTCTTTCAACTTGTCGGCTACTACATTAAGCCCTGCCAGCAAAGCTAAGATGTTATGCTGTGCATCGAGCTCTTTTATCTCTTTTACGTATTCGTTTTTTGGCTCGTTGTTTAAAATTTCGCCGCAAAGCCAAAAGAAGCGTTTAAAATGCTCGTCGCCATAGCCAGCCTTAATATTAGTAGAGCTTTTTAGCGCTAATATCTCAACCGCGGTAGCCCAGTAGTGATGTAAAAGAGTTCTAAGCTGGAGTTCTACCTTATAACCAGCTATCTCTTCGATACCGCCTTGATATTCGAAAACTAAATGATAACTGCGGTAGCCGTCAGGCTTAGGTTCGTTTATGTAGTCGAATTCTTTATCTTTTATTTTTAGAACGCACTTTTTACTAGTATAAACCTTTTTGATATTTTCTAAAAATTCAAAAACGTCTTTATTATCTTTAAAAACGGCTCTAACTCCAGCGATGTCTTGCATTCTATCGAGCTTTGTTTGATTGCTGGCTCTTCTTAATTTGCCTTTTATGGAGCTTAATCTTTTAAGTCGTCTAGCGATAAAAAGCGGCTTAGGTAGTTTTTTAGAGATAGTGTTTACTAATGTAGTCATTATTGGTACATGGTTGGCTCTAAACGTAGAGATAATATTTAGGTCATCTCTTGTCTGAGTATTTTCTCGAAGCTTATCGCCAGCAGTTCTAATGCTATTTCTCGATAATGCTTTAACTTCTGCCATTATTGCTCCTTTATATCTAAAATTTGCTGTTCGGCGTTCTTGGATGCTTCGATGCCTAAAATATCATCTAAATAATAATCCGTGCTAACGACGTTTAGATCGGCGTCTATTACAGATTTAGATATTAGTGTGCCTGCTATCTTATCACCATATCTTAGTGCTATCTCGTGGCTTTTTAGCTTTTTTAGCCACGCTTCGTCGATGATTTTAACATCTATGGCGGCTCCATTTATGATAGTCCATTTGCTAGCGCCAGCCAAATCGGGCTTTTTGATAATAAAAGCGCCTTTAAGCTCGCTTTTTTGTTCTATTGCGCCGTCTAAATCGTCGGCGCTAAACTCGTAGCCACTTTTTACTTCTCGCTCTTTGCCTTTTAAATTTATGCGTGGTGGCATTTTAAATCCTTTCGTGCTTTGGGATAGGTTTGACATCGCCCGTAAAAGAGTGGTCTTGTTATGTTTGTAGCCGTAATTTTTTAACTCACTATCCTCTATAATTTCACAAACTATCTCGTCGGCTCTATATGGCAACTGCTTTGGGTCATCCTCTAAAAGCTCTATTAGTTTATCTTTAGCCTTAATCAAAAAATCGGCTATGGCGTCTCTTGGGTCTTTCACGTAGCTCCTTATCTTGTCGCTATCTATGTTTTTTAATATGTCTTTTACTTTTGCTTTTAGCGAGCCGTTTTCTACGCCCTCTAAAATAACATGAGTGGTTATCTCACTATCAATGTAGGAGCAAATAGCGACATTTAGCTCGTCTAAATTAGTTATGAAGGTGGAAACGTTTTTAAAAAAATCTGCTCCACCATCCGCATTAAAATCAAAATGCAGTTCGTAGCTTGCGTCCATTTTTGACCTTTAGACAAAATTTTCAAATTTTATTTAAAGATATTTAAAATAAACTTTTTTTAAATCACGCTATCTGTTCGTAAAATTTCCACGCTGGCAAGCTCAAAGTTTGCACCGCTTCTATCTTATCGCCATCTTTTTTTGCATAACCCCACCACTCGTCATGTTCTTTACAATATTTGTAAAGCTCTAGTAATTCAAGATATGTTTTTCGCCCTTGCTCTATCGCTGCCGTATCAAGCTCATAAAACCCTACAAAATAAGGGGCTTTTGTTTCAACGGCGATGAATAAGAAATAATTGACCTCTTTGCCTAAGCTTCTTAAAATATCGCTGTAAAACGCTGCTTGTATGTGGTAATTAAAGCTAGCTACCGATCTAGCAAAGCCACCAGCCGAAGCATCTGAAGTTGTTTTTAAGTCAATTACTGCACCCATTTTCTCGTTGTAAAAATCAGGGCGACATTTGACCGCTACGCCATTTATCTCGCTAAAATAGCTTTGTTCGGCTAGTCCGTCTCTTAAAGATTTAGCTGTTTCACACATAGAATTAACCGACTTTGCTACCTTTAAAGCTGTTTTAATAGTAGGCCACTTTATTGGAGTTTTTTCGCCTAATTTTTTTAAAAAATCTTCATGTATAGCTTTGCCCTCTTTGGTGCGTTTATCAGCTCCAGGGACTATCTTAAACTCGTTTAAAAAATCTTTTCTTTCTAGCACTAGCTTATGCACTGCAGAGCCTAAAATTAGAGCATCACTAGGCTCACTTTTAAGCTCGTTTTTCATTTTTAAGTGTAAGGGGCTACGTGCAAGTAGGTCAAGGTCGCTCTTTGATATTTCAGGGCGTGCGTGGTATTCTTTATTGCTTAGCATCTTTTAACCTTTCTAATATCTTTTTAAACTCTCCCCAAGTCATACCTGGCTCATAATAAAACTCAACAAGCCTCATCAGAATATAAGAGCGCATCTTTATCAGCCTCCTCTCGTAGTTTTTTAAGTGTTTGTTTGTAGGTCGTTGTATAGCTTAAGACCGCCTCGTTGCTCATTTTAGCTTCATCGCATAACACATAGACAAGCGCTGCGTAGGCGAAAAAGTCTTTTTTACAATGCTCAATAAGCAGATCAACTATTTCGCCGCTGTTTTCGCCAAGGGAGTTTTTAAATGTGTAGTGATGGCGGCTATATACAGCTTTAATGTCAGTTATTAGCTCGTCGTATTCTTTATCTAAATTTATGTGCGCCACGTCGCTTTCGGCACGTGCTAGGTCGTAGCTCAAGCTCATTTTTAACTCCTTTTGATATTTAGATAGGCGATATTCTTTATCTCGCCGCCATTGCTGAAAACTATGCGAAAAAATCTAATTATCTTTCTCATTTTTAGCTCCTTAAACTATCTCATAAACATACTCGGCTTTAAAGCTGGCTAGTTGTTTTTTACTTAGTTTTACTGGGTTTAGTTTTTTATCTTTTACCGCTAGCAACATAAGCGCATCTTTGTGGATATAAAGCACTAGCCCTAATGTGTCAAAATAAACCTCGTAGGTGTAAAAATTTGGCTCTCTTGTAGAGTATCTAGTGCATCCGTTAAACGTTACTTTTAAATATTTTTGCTTGTTTCTCATCTCAAGCTCCTTTTTCTAATAGAAACCTTGCTCGCCACCGCCGACTAGATGTTAAAAATTAATTTAGCTTGCAAAAGCAACTTTTTAAAGGAAAAATTTTTATATGAAAAGTGTTAGCAGGCTTTCGCCTACTCCAAGCAAGCAAGGCTTTTATTAGAAAAAGTGGTGTTTTTCGTTTTATTAATAACCCTGTGAAAAACTATCCTAAATCAGGGCTGGTGCTGAGTGATAGATTTTCGCCCTATCACTGACGCTTCAGATTGAAACGTGATTGACCTGCAAACTCGCAGGAGGCTCACTCTGTCAGCTTACGCTTGAAGCCTATCTACTTTTTGTTTCGATGAGAGAAGTATAATATCATTGAACTTAAAAGAAAATAAAAAAGCTCTATATTATTGAACTATTTTTTTAAAAGTATATAATTTTGCATTTAAAAGTAGGCTGGGGTATAAAGAGCGATCATTAGCTAACAGATGCTATTAGCAAAATTTTTTATATCGTTTAGTGTATAATCACAAGTAAAACAAGATAGATGAAGGACTAATAATGCAAACATTAACCATACAAGCAGACGAAGCATTAATAAGCCAAATAGTAGCAATAAGTAAGGCTCTAGCCAATACTACTAATCAAAAGCTAATTATTGATGACGGCTATGCAGACGAGCTAAACGCACGAGCCGATAAAGCACTACAAGGCAAAGGGCTAATAGATGAAGCCAAGGCACGCAAAAACCTAGAGGCTATCAAAGCCGAGATATTATCAGACGTTGAAGCTATCAGACGCGGAGAGTTTGAAACGATAAGCCACAACGAGCTAAAAGCGCGGATTATGCAATGGTAATAGAATACAAGCCCAAATTTGAGCGCGAGCTAAAGATAATATTTGACTTCATAGCCAAAGACAGCCTAAACAGAGCGAGGGAGTTTAGAAACGAACTTATCGCAAAGATAGAACGCACAGCACAGACGCCTTTTATTTGTCGTAAGTCTATTAATTTTAACGATGAGAGCATTCGTGACTTGATTTTTAAAAGTTATGTGATACCTTACTTGATAGATGATGAGGTTATTTACATACTAGGCATTTACAAGGCTAATGAGTGGGAAGCATCCTAAATATGACTTTGGCTGAAAAGGCAAAGAGAGGTAGAGGTGTTGGATTTTACGCAGCTAAATAGTTAGCATAGTTTTTTATGCTACTCCATTTTAAGAGTTTAATGTTTAACTCTTGTGTAGCTAATCTTATCTCTTGTTCATCGGAAGCATCATCGTTAAGAATGATGATCTTATCGCTAGAGCTTCTATCTGAGGCTAAGTCTGTAAAAGTAAAAAGGGTAGCTTTTAAATTTTCTTTTTTTGGGTTGTTTAACAACTTGATAAGCCTCTCTTTCTCTTGTTTTGAACGGCTTATTAAAAACTCGAATTTATGTGATAAATGAGACTTTCCCTCTACTGATATATTTGTAGTGTAGCGAGCATCAATATTGTTAAAAAAATTCTCCACTTCATCATAAAAAAAGCCGTTATTGCCCTTACTTGGGACAAACATATCATTTACGCTTATTAAGGCTTGTATGACATTGTGTTGTTTTCTTGCAAAATCTAATGCCGTAGCAGATACAAAAAGTTCGTTATCTTTATTTTTAAAAATGCCAAAACCATTTAATGCTATTTCAAGCTGTCTAACCCTTTTTTGAGAGTTAAACTCAAAGCCTGATAAATTTAAATCTTGAATAGTCTCGCCACCATCACTAATCTTAATAGAGCGATCATCTAAAAAATCAATATAGACCGAAATATTATCATTATGTCTATTTAAAAATGGCGTTATAACCTCATAGCTATCTTTGCTGATAGTATTAAGTTCAAAACCACCATTTAAATACTCATAATAAGACCCTAAAAGTCTATTAATATTAAGCATTTTAAAATAACGCCCTTTCTATTTTTATCTTTATCCTGCCATAAGTGCAAAACTGCTCTATCTGAGCCAAAAAGTTATCATCACATTCGCTAAGTTTAAACTCACTTATGGGAAACGCCCATTTATCATCATAGCCATCAATATAGACATGTAAATGTGCGCCGAGTTTTAATCTTGCTTCGGAATATTTTTGCATAAGTAATCTTAAAGTTTCATCATCTGGAGCAGTATTTTCATTAAATGGTGGGTTTGTATGAACGCTATAAAAGTCATTTCTTAAAAGATGGGTGTTTTTATTAGCTCTTAGCTGTAAAGTCTTTCTTTTGGACTGCTTTTTTGATGTGCTAATATCGAACAATAAAGAAATATCTTTTAACCTCTCATCCTCTGCCTCTAGCTCAATGGTTTTAACATGAAAATTTATTTTATCTAAAACAAAATTTATCTCTTTGGCTCTTTTAAAAACTGTTATCAACTCATTAGCTTCTTGATTTGTCATAGTTTATCCCTTTACTTTATCCCATAATCCTCAAACGTTAGCCCTTTATTATATTCTCTTAGAGTTTATGGCGTAACAACCAACAACACGCCCTAAAATTTCGACGTTTAACTCTTCCTCGATAATTATTGGCTCGTAGTCCTTTTTATCACTTTTGAGCGCCCATG